TCTGAGGTAATCTTCTTAATGTCGGAAGTACTTCGGGTACAATGCATCTCGCAAAAGACTGCATTATCCCCGCGGAAGGATTTCTCAGTATTAGGGACCAGACGAACTTTACGTAAGTTTTGTTCGTACTTGTCACAAGTAGAGGGTTTACCTATGGCGACGAGGTCGTCGCCACAGGTGCGAAATTGGTGGGGTGCAAACCCCGCACTAGTTGCTGCCCAGTTGTTGAGTAGACTAAGTATAGTCCATGACGGTCCTAAGCCCATTAGGGCACCAGCGGTAGTGAGAAGAGGTTTTAAAAGCTTCTTCCCATCTATCTCTGTGATGAGTGTTGGATCAGTCAGGTATTTTGCCGCCTGAATGTATCGCACCGGTGCACCCGCGCATTCTAGAACGTGTTCTAGGAGCTCTCGTGTATCCGGACCATTCATCTCGTCAGTGGCTTTACTTAAGTCCGCAGAATATGCAATCGGAAGTTGACTGTTACCATATTGGCGATATGTAACAGTAATGTTGTTACCTTTTAACAGGTCTTGGTTGGTTCCAAGATTCTGTAATAGAGGTAGCACCATTCCATTAATTGCTCTGGCTACTTGTACAAGTTCAGCCCGGTGAATGGTCACCGAGCGAAGTTTTCCCTGAAATTCAGGGATAACCTTCACCTTACATGGTAAGGGTTCTTTTGTATCAAATAGTCGTTGCAAGGCAACTTCCGTAACATCCTGCGGAGTCTGTGACAACCGGGTGTCTATTCGTCCTAAGGCTTCATGCAATTTGTGTGTGATAGGCGTTAAACCGGGTCCGCTAATACGGATTAATAAAGGAGGCCCCCAATTCAGTGGGTCAAATTTAGGAATCTGTACTTTGCTACCGTTATTACGCGCTTTTATCACCTCTTTGCGTTTAATCTTAGCTCGAATTACGATGTCTAATAGAATATTTGCATAGTTTATATATTCAAGGTATACTGCAGCCTCATCATACATGGTCATCCCTTGTGGATCGTCAGGTCCACCTGGGATGAACCAGTCGGGTGCTCCATCGGGATTCAACTCTCTCCCGGGGAACTCCCCTGATGCAGGATATGTATCATACATTGAACCGTCCACTCCGCTGAGGGGATCTGCGAAAAGTTGTTTTCGCCGATCATGGAACAACTTGATCTGTACTTTAATGTACCGTTGTGCGTTAGCATACCACTTGAATTGATTTATTAATTCTTGGTCTGCGCTGACGTGATCAAGTCTCCCACTCATAGCTACCCCACCAGCACCTCGAGAGGTGCTGTAGCATGCTGCTACACTTGGTGTCGGGTAGATTGACCTTCTTCGGACTATGTCGGGTAGTTTAACCTTCTTTGCAACCCTCGAGATGTATCTCTTGACAAGCCTCATGGTGTGTCGGGACATACGTTTCTTGGTTTCGGTTAATCTATTTAAAACTTTGCCTTCTTCTTCTATTATGTCTTCTTCGGTTCTTCTTATGCTTACACCCCGGGCAAGGGTGCTAGCTAAGAAGAGAGCACGTGTGGTTACACCGCGTCCGAATCCTTTGTCTCGCTGAGCAAGATTGTTGTACTGACTCTTACAACCTTCATGCATAGCGAGGATTCGTTTTCGGTGACACCACTCTTTTATACCTTTATGTCCATTTCGCAGGAAGTATGCGACAATGTGCATTTTAGTACATAAGAGGTGGCAGTTTTGGTGTTTCACAACACCATTACTGCGACCGTATGCTAATTCTAACGCAGTTAGAATTCCGGAGAAGTTCTTCTTCAAGAGATTCCAATTCTTATGGATTGTCTCGCGTCCATACTGACTCTCCCAGTCAGGGGCGACGACATTCAAATCAGAAACTACGAATTTGGCGTTTGGCTCAGCCTTGTTGATCCAGCGCCTAAGCTGGCGGCTGAGGGAAGTTTGATCGA